ATATGATAATTTTGAAAAGTATTTAAACATTACTTTTAACAATAATTTCATTTGCACTATGCGATTATGCCGAAGACTGTTTCCTAATTTTAAAAATCATAAATTGAAAACTATTTGTGAAAATTTAAAAATTAATCCTCCTTTACATAGAGCGTTAGAAGATGCTATTGCTGTAGAAAAAGTATACATACATTGTAAACAAATAGTGGAAAACACTATTGGCATAAGTAACTTTTTAGAGCAAATAAAGAAAAAACCCAGTTATAAAGCGAGTGAAATTGCTGCAACAGTTGATTATTTTAATCCTAATCATCCTCTTTATGGTAAATATTGTGTTTTTACTGGCACGCTTTCCAAAATGATCAGAAAAGAGGCTATGCAATTAATAGTAAATTTAGGTGGTAAATGTAGCGATAACGTTAATAGAAATACCGATTATTTAATAATGGGAATACAAGATTATTCAAAATTTACTGATGGAGAAAAAAGCAACAAAACTAAAAAAGCTGAAACCCTTATTATGAAAGGACAAGAATTAGAAATAATTTCTGAAAATACCTTTTATGAATTAGTTCTTCAAGAAGCTTGAAGTATCCGGCGAAAAATAAAGTGAGGCGATTTTATGGCCTGGATAGAAAAGCGTGGTAATAAATATCGAGTGTACTGGGATATTGGTACTCCTAATGACAGGAAGCGAAGAATGGAATCTTTTGACGCCCGGGAAGAAGCTGACCAGTTCATGAAAAAAGTTGAGTATGAGCTAAGTACTGGTCTTTATATTGATATATCAAGAATGACTTTCGGGGAATATTTAGACCACTGGTTAAAATTTCATAAAGATAACTTAGCACCTAAGACATTGGATAGTTATCAATGCGAAATTAAAAATCACATCAAACCTAAATTAGGCGGGATAAAATTAGCTAAATTAGCTCCTTTACACATCCAGGAATATTATACGGATCTTCGGGCAAAAGGTAAGGCTAATATCCACCAGCGACAAATAGATGTTTACCAAGAGCAATATAACGCTGCGGTAAAAGACAAGCTATCAACTAAAGAGCAAAAACGAATTTATGGTAATTTAACCAGGGCAAAAGGTAGGCTAAAAAAAATGCTGGATGAAGAAAAAGGCGGACTATCAAATACTACTATTAATTATCATCATCGGATTATTCATAAAGCTCTTACCCAGGCAGTAAAATGGCAAATGGTAGCTAGAAATGTAGCTGATGCAGTAGAAGCCCCTAGACCCAATAATGTAGAAATTAATTATTTAAAGCGGGATGAGGTTAACCGTTTTATCACCTGTATAAAAGATTCTATTTATCATCCTATTTATGCTACGGCCATATTAACAGGAATGCGCCAGGGAGAAATATTAGGTTTGCGGTGGCAGGATATTGATTTTAATGCTGGTATAATTAAAGTGCGTCAGCAGTTACAATATCTTCCCAGTAAAGGCTACTCATATTCGGATCCTAAGCAAAAATCTATTCGGGATATTCCTATGCCTTTACCTATGAATGCAATATTTAGAGAAGTGCGTAAACAACAGTCTCAATTAAAAGAAATATATGGCACTGAATACGAAGATAACGATTTAGTATTCTGTGCTACAAATGGCAGACCGCTTAATCGCTCTCTGGTAACTCGAAACTTAAAATCCCTGTTAGAAAAGCACGGATTTGAACACATTCGTTTCCATGCTCTTCGCCATACTTTCGCAACCATGGCAAGGGCAGCTGGAGTTCCAATGGAGGATATCCAGGATCTGCTTGGACATGCTGATATAAGCACCACCAAAAACATGTATACTCACGTTGAAATTGAACCGCTTAGAGATTCTATGAAGAAACTAACTGACTATTTGGATATGTAAAACTGGGTGGCAAAGAGGGGGCAGAGCTGCCACCCAATACTCCTTTTCTGTGTTTGGCATAAAATACAAAAACCTGATATACTGGGCATGAAAGAACATTAACACTCCCCATTCTCTTGTTGTTTCATAACTTTTAATCAGGGTGTCGGAGGTTCGAATCCTCCATGGCTCACCAGAAAAAAACGGGAGTTCCAGCTCCCTTTTTTTTTTTTTTTTTTTCTTTATTGTGTGCCTATTGTGTGCCGGATTTTCTGGGTGTCGTCCATTAAAAAGGATCCCTTCCAGCTTCTTTGTGGCTTCCTCCTGCATATCCGGCAGAACGTGGCTGTAAGTGTCCAGAGTCATGGTAACAGAAGAATGGCCTAAGCGTTCGCTTACCACTTTAGGGTTTTCGCCAGCCATTAAAAGCAGGGTGGCGCAGGTGTGCCGCAACGCATATATGTTTATGTCCGGCAAGCCAGCGTCTTTGAGCAGAGGCTTGAAGTGCCGCCTTACAATGTTATGCAGGTCTAACGGTGTGCCTTTCTCGCTTGCAAATACCAGGTCATAATCTTGGTAATCCCGATTCCTCAGCTTCTCTGCTGCCTGTTCCTTTTTATGCTCTTTCAAGTCCTGCATAACGCCAGCAGGTAAGGGTATAGTCCGCCTGCTTTTCGGTGTTTTTGGCTCTGTTAACTGCCAGCCTTCTTTTGTCTTAGTGAGCGCACGCCGGACATGCACCCGCCCTTTAGCAAAGTCAATGTCCTGCCATTTCAGTCCCAACGCTTCGCCCGGCCGCATACCGGAAGAAATTAATAAAGAAAATAGTGCCTTCCACCTGCTGTAAACAGCAGCTTCCATAAAGCGCGCCGCTTCTTCTGGTGTCAGTACCTGGATTTCTTTCTTCTGCTGCTTCGGCAGGTCCACAAGGTCAGCAGGGTTGCGGTAAAGCAGCCCCCACTTAACAGCCTGGTTTAAAGCGCTCCGCAAGACGGAATGGGTATAACGCACCGTTCTTGGCGAAAGCCCTCTACCCAGCATGGAATTGTAAAACTCCTGTATGTCCGCCGGTGTTAATTTTGAAAGCTAGACGTCCCCCAGCTCCTCTTTAGGTAGTAGATAACAATTTCCTTATAACTCTGGTACGTCTTGGCTGCTACCCTCGGCTTTGCTACAGTCTCCAGCCACCTGTTAAGGTACGCTGCCAGCACTTCTCTTGAGGGCTCGTTAAAGCCAGTCGTGTCCCTCTCCAGCAGCACTTTGTTCAAATACCTTTGAGCGTCCTTCTTCGTCCCGTGAATGGTCTTGTTGTGGTACTTCCTCTTGCCATTCGCGTCTCTCCCCAAATACACCCGCACCAGCCACGTCCTTTCACCTCGCTGTATAATCTGTCCTGCCAAAATACTCCTCCTTTAAAGCTTGCTCTTTTTCGGTCTAAAGTGTACCGCTGTTACTTTCCCCAGAATTTGCACTTCTTCAGGTTTATAAACTTGGGGTTCATACTTCGGGTTGTCCGGGCAAAGCATTATCATGTCCTCTAAATACCTAACCCTTTTCAAAGTAAACCCTTCTCCTTTCACTAGCACAACCGCTATTTCCTCGTCTTTCACCAGCGGCTGTCGGCGCACCAGCACTTTATCACCAGGATAAATTCTGCCATTTCCTGCCATGCTGTCACCAACAACTATTAGGAAGAAGTACTCTCCGTCCTTTACTTCTTCTGCTGAGACATATTCCCAGTCAATGATATTTTGCCCTGCCAAATCTACCCCTCCTTTCCTAATCTCCAGGTATTCATATGCAGTCTTAGCAGGATACTGTTTGCCGTCAGCGCCGGTAATTATAACGGGATTTCCAGTTTCAGGTTGTAAATTCTTACAACCTTCTTTTCCTCCCAGCCAATTCATCACTGTTGGATGACTAATCCCCAATATTTTTGCTATCCTACCTGCCAAACTTATCCCTCCCGTAGCATATCAATTATATTTGCTTCAACAAAAGCCTCCGGGTCGGGAAGGTTTCCTTCCGATACCCATAAGTTTATTAAACGCATTAACATTTCCTCATTAGTAGTTAAACCTAGCTTACTCAGAAGTTCGCCCAATTCACCCTTACTCAGACCTGTACCTAAACTAACAACCAGTTCTATGTTTCCGTCTTCTCGACAGATAGAAAAAATGTCATTGCCACTTTCCAAAAGCTCTATTTCTTCCCCAAGGGTCGCTTGCCGAACAAATACTGTGATAAGAAAACCTTCTTCTTCCATTCGCTTATTGGCATAATCTCTCATTTCCCTCCAGCTAGGGAGTTTTTCTAGCTCAGGAGAAAGAATAACACCCATAATAAATCCCTCCCTTCCTATCTCATTGTAACACAGACTAACTTGGCACACAGCGGCACACAGAAAAACAAAAGCCCTGGAGTTAAGGACTTTTATAAGCATAATTTCCTGTCCCTTGTCAAGCGTTCTACGGTTTTCCTGACGGCCGATAAAGGGAAGCGTCCTTACCGGTGTCTCCGCCGGGTACTGTTTGCCGTCGGTGCCGGTGATATAATTTCCAGTTTCAGGTGTAACAAATGTTACACCTTCTTTGCCCAGCCATCTTTCAATCGTCATATGGCTTACTCCCAACACCTTTGCAATCCTTCGGTAACTCCAGCCCTGTTGCCTCAATCATCGTCATACGATTTTCGAGGGTGTGTCCCGATGTAGCGCCCAGGAATTGGCTTGCCTGCGCTGTCTGTAGCTGGTTTTACAGGTACACGCTGTCCCTGGTATCGTATATAGAACCCATTTTGATCTTGGTGTAAAATCCGTTGTACCCTGCCATAGTGTGGAAACCAAATGTTTACTTTAAGGCCAATGATTATCTCCTCCTTCTGAAGGTCATTTTAGTCTAGGGATTTTCTTTACCAACCAGGTCTTTTCGCCCCTCAAGTCTAAACTCCCCTTCTACTATTTTTCCTCTATCTTCCCCCTTTCTAACTAATACAACACGTAAGACTTCTTTCCCGTCAGCTAGAACGATATAAAGAATTTTATCCTCTCCTATGCTTTCGTTAATAACAGACCTAGCTTCCTGACATTCTTTGTTTACTGAACTTTCCATAAAAATAACCTCCTTAAAGATTAAGTTTATTTATTATGTTTCTATTATATATTAATGTTTCTATTATTGTCAATATATATTATTGTTTTTTTCATTGTTTTTGTGGTATAATATCTTCAAAAAAGAAAGCAGAGAGGGGAGCCATATGGAAGAAAAATATTATTCTCCCAGAGAAATAGCAAATCGTTATAACGTAACTTCTCAGGCAATAACAAAGTGGATAAAACAAGGAAAATTGAAAGCGGTTAAGGTGGGTAGTGTTTGGCGAATTCCTGAATCTGCATTAGAGGAATTTTTGAAAAAGTCCATGGAAGGAAAGTCAACTACCTCCGACTGAAGTCGCGGCCTGTTGACTTTCGCTTCTTGGGTAAACTTATACTGCTTACCGGCAGCATTGGTGGTCGGAATTTAATACCGGTCACCATTCTCCGGGTTTTTAGCACACCTGTGAGGGACTGAAGGTCATTAGGGGGTCGGTTAAAGCTACGCCCTGTTCACTAGTTTCTGGCCCATACTTGCCGGGTACTGCTTACCGTCTTTGCCGGTAACGGTTTCAGGTGGGGAAATTTCACCACCTCACCTCCCAGCCAGTCGCTGGCTTTGAAACACAACCGGTGCGGTGCTAAGCGCCGCACCGGAGTAGTTTTTATCTCATATAGCTGGCTTTGGAACGAAACAACAATCGAAGGGGCAAAATGTCCCTTCGGGTTTTTATCTCATATAGCTGGCTTTGGAACAAGTGGAACGTTTGGAACATACCCATTGGGACTTTGTGTTGTTTGTTCCAAGTACATTGTTGAGTACCGTAACTGATGTAACTTTCTGTACTGTGCGGGAAGAAACACCCAGTTTGGCAGCAGTGGCTTGGCTAAACGAAATAATTTCGCTTTGCCTCGGCTTACCCCCAGTATGTTGGTTGCCCCTATTTCCGCCTTTCTTCGCCTCCGGATACTTTGCCTCATATGTAACACCGTTGTAACTGGCGAGAAGGTATTACCTGTGTCGGTTGTAAATCGCTGCATGAAAAGCAGTTGGTATTTTTCGCACCCAGGGGTGTCCACTAATACCGGCCCCATTTAATAAAGCCGAATATTGTTTAATTGGAAGATGAGAGGAATTTAACTCCGGTTATCGAGTATAAGAGGGGATTTACCGAAATCGGTAAACTCATTCAACTAAAACTGGCTTCTAAACGCCCCAAAAAGGCCCTTAAAATTAGCCGGGAATAGTAAATGTATTCATTTAACTTTCGTCCCGTTATGGTCATTCTAGAAGGTATACAGCATTTTGAGCAAAAAAAAGCTCCCGGGACTTCCCGGGAGATACCATTAAGGAGGTTATATGGAAAAAATTTTAGAAAATTTATATTAACGGGTCTAGCCCCCCGCTAATACCGTTAAAGCTTAACGCCTCTCCTGGCCAATTCCCTAATCAAATCCTCAGCCTGCTCGCCAGCTGTCCCGCCAGTGGCAGTAATATTAAACGTTTGATAGTAGTTGGTTATCGTTGCCCCGCCACCAGCAGCTGGTGCTATGACAGGTGCAGGCATTGCAAAATTAACTGCCATAGCTCTTGTCAGCCTTTCCATACTAGCCTGAAGTTTAGGAAGGCTGCTTTCCAGCCCCTTCGCGTACATTTCCACAAAATTAGGTGCCCATTTGTCTGCTTCGCGGCCAGGACCTAATTTCGTTGGAGAGTGAAAGCCTAAAAATCCCTCCACGGTTTTACTTATGTCGGTTAGCATATCCCAAAGTCGGCTAATCATCGACTGGATCCCTTTAATGAACTGGCTTAGCAAGTTTCGCCCCCAGTTGTACGCAGAGGAAACAAGGTCGGAAAACAAATTTTTAATTCGGTCAGTTATGCTTTTAATTACGCCATATATGCTGCCCCATATGCTCTGTGCTGTGTTACGGATTCGTGTCCAAAGGTTGGTTAGAAAGACCGAAACAGCATTCCAGACTGTTTCTGTTATCGCATGGATATTGTTCCAAGCATTGGTTATGAGGTCAACCATGTTTTGGAAATAATAGTTGTGGTCATACATCCATTGAAAAGCGTTTACCACAAAGTTTTTTATCGCAGTCCACGCCCCAATAGTAGCTTTTTCCAGCATGGTCCATTTTTCTTCTATCCTAGCAGCCAGCACTGCTGCCGCGTTTTTAATTTCATCCCAGTTTCTACGAAGTAAGGCTCCAACTGCAATAACAGCACCAATAGCAGCTACTGCTATCCCTACCGGCCCTGTAATAGCAGCAATGGCCGCACCTAACGCCGGAAAAGCTGTAGTTAAAATACCTATGCCCGTAGCCCCTCCCGCTACTGCGGCGCTCATGGCTCCGAATGCACTTGCAACACCGCCAATGGCTGAAATGACTGGTCCCAAAATCGCCATCAATGGGCCCAGTACCGCCGCAAACCCGGTTACACCCAGAATAACTTTTTGAGTAAACGGGCTTAAATTCGCGAATCCCTCTGCCAGTCTTGATACTAGATTAATCGCAGCTTCTATTTGTGGTTGTGTTTTCTCGAATACTGCAAGTAGTGTTTTCCCTAACGGTTCAAGTGCAACTTCTGCTCGGTTCTTTAGCTGCTGCATACTTTCGCCAAACGTCATAGTCTCTCTCGCTGCTGCTGCTATTGTCTCAGGGCTGGACTTAAGCGTTTTTAGCAGTCCATCCAGGTCAAACCTACCTTCACGTATCGCCGCTGCCATGTCTGGCCCAGCACGTGCACCGAATATTTTTACAGCCAGAGCATTAGCCTCAGCAGCAGACCCCATGTTTTTTATTTCTTCAATAGCCCGTCTCATTGCTTTTGGCGGTTCTTCGCCAGCTTTTGCGAAATTCACCAGCCCTATTCGTAAGCTGCCCAGAACAAGCTCAGCGTTAACACCTTCCTTTTCCCATTTACCCAGCATGGCAGCGGCAGTTTCAAAGTCAAATCCCATCTGCCGCAAAGGGGCGCCATATTGAACAATTGTACGTCCTAACTGTTCTACACCAATCCCCGTTGTTTGGCTAACCTTCCAGAGATAGTCAAGCGTTTTGCCCATTTTTTGTGTTTCCAATCCCCAGTCGCCAAATACTCTAGTGGTCTGTGCCACAAGCTGGCTAGCGTCCGTACCGGCTACGCGGGCAAGGTCAAGCGTTTGCTTAGTTAACTTCTGCAATGCCTGGCCGGTAAGACCTGTCCTGGTGTTCAGGTCGGCTAAAGCAGAACTGACAATATCCGTCCCCTGGGGCACCTGTTTAAATACTGCCTGAAAATCTTTATTCAGTGCTTCCAGGGCTTTCCCTGTTGCTCCTGTTCCTGCCCGGATTGTCTTCATGGCTTTGTCTAGATCATTAGCAGCAGCAAATGCAGCAGTGCCCACAGCAGCGGTAGGAGCAGTTAGGCGCAGGGACATAGCCTTACCTATGTCGGTCATTTTCTGCCCAGCAGTCTCAAACTTCTTGCTGGTCGCTTCCAGTTTGCCAGCAACTTCATCCATTTTCTTTTTAAATTCTTCGGTTGTTGCACTGATTTTTACAAATAAATTACCAATTTCTGGCATTTATATCATCACCTTACCCCTAAGCGTGCATTTGCAGCACCTTTACAGCCTCATTAAGCGCCAATATGCCGTCAACACGTTCATAAATCCTGAAGCCAATATGCCCGGTATTAGCGTACTTTTCCGTTAGCACTTGTAAAAATTTTCCTCTACGTTCCGCTATATAGTAATAACGAAAATCACCGAAGGCTATAATTTTAGCGCCTGCTGCAACGATCGGCATATAACTAGATATCACTACCGGACGACCAAGCAAGCGGTCAGGTTCGCCGGCTTGCAGGCTCGGTTGCCAAATGTAGCCCCCATCCCCGGTTTTCTTCTGCCGCAGCTTCAGCGCCGTCAGGTCATTCATAACCCAGGTCGCCCTTGACCTGTACTGTCGCTTCAAGGAATGATATAACTCGATAACTTCATCGACAGTATAGTTGTCGCTTAGCGCGGTCGTTTTCCCAACTTCTGCATGTGTCAAAAACCCGGTAGGTTTGTTAATTCCATCACCATCAACAAAGGCTGCTTCTTCGCCATCAGCCAAGTTCCGGCCCAGCGTGTCTGCCAAATACGCTTGAATGTCGATCCCGGAATCGGCAAGCAATTCCTCAGAAACTTTCACAATTTGGCCTAATTTGTAGGCTTTCAAGACTATCCTGCCAAAGCTTGGGTCGCTTTCCGGATATTCCGTGCCTTCTGTGACCCAGCTAGCTGAGCCATATCCAGTCTCTACCGGTATGTTGTGGTCATTGGCCAGCGGTAAAACCTGCCCTAGGGTCCGCATAACGTTGTTCTCACGTATTTTCTTAACGATTTCGCGTTCAAATGATTCTGGCAGTAGATATCCACCTTTGACATCGCTGCCAAAGGCCAGGGATCTTATTTCTGGTCTGTTCAGCATGCGTAGGTCGCCAGGCTCAACATACCCTGGATTGCGAATGGCGCGCCAAAAGGCACCTTCATATTCTCTGTCAGTAATCAAATTTATTGCATTTCTGTACTCAGGAGAAACGATATCATTAGCACCGTAATCCCCTAAAGGCTCTTTGCCGCCAGCAATAGTCCCAAGGCTTCTATCTAAGCCTTCATAGGCTTCCCTGCATTCGTCCGGTGTCCACGCAATGGGTGTATTACCACCGATCTTTTTGGCTAAATAATTAGCTTCCCCTAAAAGTTCATTAAACTGCCTTTCTTCCGAAGGGACAAAGTCTCTTCCTTCGTTTTCCGTTTTATCTAACAACTGCTTTGCTGCCCTCAGCGCGTTTGCTCTTGCTTGCCTTAATTCTATTTCATTCATTTTCTTCTCTCCTTTTTAGGCCCCCGGCAAAAACAAAAAAGACTGCCGGTAAATGCCCATAATTTTACATTCACGCAACAGCCTCCAACGGTCTGGTCTCGTGTATTAGTGTTTAATTTTGGTTTGCTCCAACGCTTACCTAAATATATTTTACCATTTTAAGCGAATTTTGTCAAGTTATTCCGCCCAAGTCCCGCCTTTAGCAAGGCGTCTAGCTTTGCGATCCTCGCGCCGGTAGTGTGCGTCCAGTTCATCATCATAAGCCTTTTGCAGCTCCAATAATTCCCGTTTTTCTTCCTCTGTCCAGTCTCGTTTGAGCTTACTCAGCTCTAAAGCACGCTGCTGAAAGGCGTAGGCTAGAGCATTTACTTTAGGATCGCCCTTGATTATTTCAGGGATCATTTTATCACCTCCTATTAGTCAAATAAAGTCAGTTAAAAGGTTAAATAAAATCAATTAAGTGTCATTTTTAATTAATTGAGTGTTATTTTAAGTTAATTTAAAGCCAATAAAGATCATTAAGGGTCGATTAAAAGTTATAAAAACCCTTTTAAAGGTCATTTTAGGTTAGTTAAAAGTCAATTAAAGTCAGTTAAAAGGTCAATTAAGGTCAGCTAAAAGGTCGAATTTTTGCGCTTCCTCATGGGCAAGCTCCAGTATCTGGTACAAGTCTAAAAAGAATTTCATTACCTCTATAGGCAGCCTGTCGGTTTGGTGGCAGGCTAAAAAAGCTGCATCACGCAGAAACTGCAGGTCAATGTAGGCTAAATTGTCGGTTTTGACAATTTTGGATCCTTCCCCTTTAAGTAGCTCTTCCGCCATTTCTAAGCAAAATTCGGATAATCTTTCGCTGCAAAATTTTTTTTCACAATTGCTAATTGCAGTCCTTGCAAATACACTAGCTATCGCTGCCCGGTGCGACATTGCTATGTTTTTAAAATTAACCGTATTTTTCGTCATTTGTTTCCCACTCCTTAGTTTTTATTTTTTTCCAGGTCTTTGTCTGTGAAACTAAGCTTTGCAAAGTCCTCATCTGTAAATTTGACTTTCTCTAAGTCCTCATCTGTGACCTTTCGAAAAAATTTATCTATGATTTTACTGCAAAAACCCCAAAAAGTTCTTTAAAAAGCAGGATAAAAACAGCCGAATAGAGAAGTATTAACTAGATATTTAAAGTATTAATAACAAAAACAAATATTCGG